CTTGATAACGATGCTGGATATAACGCAAAGTCCAGTCGATCATGCGATAACCATCTAGGTTTCGATACTTTGTGTTTCGCATTTGACCCAAACCAAAGTGATTGCCATTGGGATTGATAGCTTCTATTCTCCAATTAGATTCTTTGGTGATCAATATGTCAAAGCACTTCATCTCTTTCCAAGAGATGATACGAGAATGTGCATAGAGTTTAAGAGAATCAATCGATGGTTTAACTTCTTTTGCAGCTGTTGCCGGTGTTGTGCCAACAATACATAGCGCGGCCAATAGCACCATACATCGCGCCCGAGCTATCCGGCACACCGGCTCGTCTGCGAGTCTGGAGCGTACCAAGGCTGTCAAATACCGAGCGTGATGTTGGGCGATTCCAACAGGTTTCGCACACCTGTGGACAAAGCCTGTGGATAACTTATTCATAATGACATCTCCTCAATGCGAGCATCATCAACAATCTTGATGCCAAATGTGCCACAACTCATGCATTGTGCAAACCATTCATGCTCTGTTAGCTCTGCACCTTTCTTAAGTCCATGGCGTTGCTTAGGCTTTCCGTAAAGCTTTGAACAGATCGAACAATCAAATTGAAGGATGTGCATAATTGCTCCTCAACAATGTGTCAATGGGCTGTAGATTGATTTGTGGCACCGTCCAGTTATTCTGTGCATTGTTTCGGTACCTTGGCTTTTTAGCTACGGCAACCGGCATCCAGCCCACTATGTGCATCTTTGGTGAGTTACCTGTAACCAATACAGCAATGTCTCGATCATGGCGATCTGATTCCTGAATCCATAGATTGCTGTTGGGATTGGCTGACCATTTGACTTCGATGTGCTGTCCCACATCAGCTTTGGATTTATCCCATGTGATGCCCGGTGTGTACTCATAACCCAATCGCTTGGCAACTACTAACTCAGCAGCCATTGATTCGCCCATTTGTGCAACATAGGCAAACCATGAAATGTCTTTAACAATGCGTGAGCTGTGATCAGCTGATCGATCATGGCAATGTTGAATCGCTGCAATCATGCATTGCACTTCCTCGATGCGGTCAATCATCGGCAACCACCACAAAACCAAATGATGTTGTCTGTCTTGTCATAGCCTTTTTGATAGCCAAATTTGTCAAACCTTCTCAGCTGTGAGCATTTGTCGCATTGCTCGATTTTATATTCTTCAATGACTTCACCATTGCACAGCAATTTGGCCGTCATGGATTGTGGATAGATGATCTCTGAATAGTCGCTCATACTTGTGGCTCCCATTTTCCTGTTGATCGCAATACATACCAACGCGGCGTGCATTGATGCTCTTTGATCTTTTCGCTGCAAAAGTAGCCGCCCCATGATTTCGGTGCATCTGCCTTGCTTTGATTCCAACGCATTGCGCCATGTCGGCACTCAGGTGCAGCCGAAGGTGTTTCCTCCGATGATCCAAATGATGGTGTGCCAGCTATCTCAGCTTCGGCCGCTGTCTTGTAACTAGGCAGATCCCCATGCTTTGTTGCCCATGGATCATAGACATCGGCCGCGTTCACCTTCTCCATTGTTTCCTTTGTGCTCTTTTCGGTGCCACCCATGACCAACGCCATCACCCGCATCAAAGCCGATGTGGTTGTATCCTCGATCATCCAGCGACGCATTTTCTCCGGATATGCCTCACGATAGCCAAATGCGTAATCAATGCCGGCTGGCTCTTTTTCCTCTTGGTTGCGCCATGCCTTAGCTTGTACAAGCACATAGCCTTTTTCAGCATTGAATTCAATGATATGTGCCTCAAGTCGGCCAAGCGGATATGTTGCAATCCAGCGATCTGTGCGCTCTTTGTTGCCTTCGTAATTGTCCATGAATGACATTATTTGGCCGCCTGATCAAGCTGTGAGATGTGGCGAGATACCGCCCGGCCTCGTTAGTAGCCTTGTCGCTGGCCTTCCTTAAACCCGACCGCGTAAGCCATCAAAGCCCACAAAGCCCCGGCGATGACCATAAAGATCACTATTGATAATTCGTTCATTTTGAAGCTCCCGATTCTGGGAGCCGCGTATCAGCTCCCGAAATAGAGAGTGACAGCAATGTCTGACAATTTCAAGAATCACGCCTAAATTGCGGCGTGTCTAATTCAAATCTCAAATGATTTTGTGATCAGAATCAATGAGTTTGGTGTATAGATGATCCAACCTCGCCTCGATGCGCGAGACTTGATCCTTCAAACTCGATCCCGAATTCGGTGAAAGTTCGCTCATTATTGAGCGCACGATAATCCTCATTGACGAATAGATGGCTGTCAGTATTGCAATTACAAGACCACCAACAGCCGTCCATTCGCCGACGGTCACTTCTTGTTGCCGAAACTTACATCATTAGGATTTGCCCAGCGCATTGCTAAAGGCACTATTCCTGCCAGCAAGCCCATTGCCAAATCTTTTGGATTTGTATTCCCGGTCATATAAACGGCCAAGGCACCAGCGATCGAGCTGCGCAACCATGAGGCTGCCATTGCTTTGAATTGATCCATTATTTTTCTCCTTTTGGTCGATCGGGCAAATCACCCGAAAACGCGCCATAAGTTGGTCGGCCGTAGCCGACAACAAATGACCTTGCTCCCAAAGTTCTTGATTTCACCATGACTTCTCCGCCATTGCGTTGATCTCCGGCTCCTGATGTGTTGCCTTCAATTGTAACAATTTGTTTTTCCGAAACTCGGATTACCAAGCCAATGTGATTGATGATTGTCTTGTCATCGATAACAAAATCGAAAAACACAAAATCTCCAATTTTTGGCTCGGTGTGCCATTTCTTCATTTTCTTAAAAGCATCGGCCCCAGCGCGAGTACTGACCACATTTGGCACATCAACGCCACTTTCTGAGGCACACCAATTTAAGAAACTTCCGCACCACGGCAGCTTGTCGGCTTTCATGTGCTTGCCATACTTTGTCTCATTGTTGCCTGTTTCGGCCACGCCCACCTCAGCGAGCGCGACCTGAATCAAACGCGGCAATGTGCCTTGTGGAAAATTAGTCATGGCTTTATAGGTAATTCAATCTGACGAGGATCAGAATTGCTTACAGGTAGATCGCGCAATTCTTGACGATAAACAGCCCAAGCAGCTTGATCAACTGGTGCATCTGCAAGCTGTGTCCAGTCCGTTAAAAACAATTCTTTGTCACGCCATAAACGCATGCGTATCAAATAAAGTTCATCGGAGACTTCATCATCATTCATAAGATTAGAAACAAACTTTGTCATTATGCCACCTGATAACTAATAGTGCCTGAAATTGAGCGACCAGTTCCGCCCATGTAAGTGTTGTCATAATTTGCAACATAAAACGATGATCCACCACCGCTGCTTATAGTTGCATAACCCATAAATCCTGTCGCGTTACTTTCGCGTGTTACGCCCATGTAAGATGATGAAGCTAAAGCCCCAAATGGTGCTGTAACAAGAATTTGTCCCGCTGCCGTTCCATTTGTTGTTATGGTGACAGTAAATTGCACAACGGCTAATTTTCCAACGCGGATCCATCTGCCAGTTGCTGAAACTGTTGTAAAACTTCCTGATGATGCTGTAACTGTTGGTGTGTAACTAGTCCATGCAGAGTTGTTCCAAAGCAATCCAGTTGCTTGCGCTGAGTCGGCTTGAAGGAATCCGTAATCAGTACCAACAGCTAGGCGAGAAAAAGTGTCTGCGCCTGTGCCAGGCAGAAGATCACCTTTTGCATCGATGGCCGTTGCCATTGAGTTTGTGATAGTCACAGCACCCGATGTGCCGCCTCCTGAAATACCAGTACCAGCTGTAACGCCTGTAATGTCACCTTGATCATTTGCGATCCAAACAAAGTCCATGTCTGTGTTTGAATTTTTGGCAAGAATTTGACCGGATGTGCCGCCTAATAGATCAGCCATTGATGTGGCAACAGCTTGACCAAAAACTTCAAAGTCAGCTGGCAGCGATGTTACCAAATCTGTCGGTGTCGGCATTTGCCAGCCAAATGGCGTTGTTGGGTTACTCATCTTTTCTCCTTACGCTACGACTAATGCATCAGCCCAATTCAGGCTGCCGCTGATTGTGTTCCATTGTTCTGCAATTGCGACATCTTGCCATTGCATGGCTTGCAATGAAAATGCCAATGGTGAAAGAGTAGCCGTTACCGAAACGCTGTTATAAGCGGCTCGCCATGTCCAACCTTCAACAAATCCTAAATAAGTGCCCGATGCCATGTTCAGCGGCAGATCATTAACACGCAATGGCAATCCCATAAAAATGTTGATTAAGGCATCTCTATCGCCATCGTCAATTTCTGAGTTTGTCAGCTCAAAAGTGATTTGATTGAAATTGGCTTGTGGATAGGATCGAAGCGTCAAGTAAAAGGCAGCTTGATCCTCAGCATCATTTTGGTGCTTAATCGTTGTGTTAATAATTTGAGCCAATCGGCCATATTCGCCAATAGAGACAACATCCTCATCTGAAACTTCCGATGATGAATTGATGCCGTACTTGATCACAATTTCATTGCGGATGTCTCCGGCTCGCGTTTGCACAGATAGCGACCGCGCTAAAGCTTGTGCGGCTGAAAGATCGGTATAGCCATTGTTTGCCAGATAAATTGATCGGTGATCGGCCGAGGCATAGGAAATTTGTCCACTTGCAGATTCGTATAAATAACCTAATCCCGATGTTGCTAATGCTGAAACCAATGAATAAACATCAATTGTCGATGATGCTCTTTGTGCCAATTCATAGCTGCCGGGTGTGTCAATCTCGCCTAATCCGGTGTTTTGAGCGTCTTGCCATTGCTCTGTTGGATCATAGGTTGCCCATGTTAAAGCTGCTGGGACTTCATTCCAAGTATTGACTAATAAATCTGTGAGAATTGTGAGAATCTGATCTCCATCAAAATCTTGTGCTAAAACGCCATTGGTCAAGGCTTTTGGCAATCTAGATAAAGCTCCCAATGCCGTGATTGAGACGGATTGATTGATTCCAATTACACCGGATGCAGCGATTCCAATATCAAATTCTACAACTGTGCCACCAAAAATTGGCACAAATGTAGCTGTTGAATCTTGCAATTCAATCGTTACAGCATCGTTGATTTCAATGTCGATAATTGATTGATCTAAATTGATCAATTGCAGATTGACATATCCCGCATTGGCTTGCTCATAGATGTTTGTACGCCCAGAAGTGATTGTTAGATTGGCCAAAACATAATTTGTGTATGTTGTACCACCAATAATTACACGCCAAATGGGATTAAAAATACTCATGTTGCAAACACCAAATTTGTAGCCCCATTAGTTCCCCGATAATAGGAGTTGTTCAAAGTATCAATGATTGTACGAGCTGTGCCTTCAGAATCAATTGCACCATTGACTGTCAAATTAATTGTTGTGCCTTGATTATCAAATGCACTAGTTGTCGCAAATGGAGATGATCCACTTGAAATTAAATCGGCTGCTATTCTTGCGCTGTTTGCGGCATCGTTAATACCGCCAGTATTAAACGCCATTGAATCAATAATTTTTTGAGCTGCTGCTCGTTCAGCCGCGTTAGTTGAATACTTTGCAACATTAAACGGATCTGTTGAGTTATCAATTGTGGCTTTTCCCGTTGTTGGAACATCAAAATCGCCGTCGGAGAATGGTTGTCCGTTTGGCATTGTTCCACTAAATCCAGCTGCTCCTATTGAGCCCGATTGAGATACATTTGATTTATTTGCAAGAGCGTTTGCGCCGGCTAAAACGCCCGCACCAATAGCAACAGCTGCAACGCCTAACAATGGATTCAACGCAAAAGCCGATGCAACACCGGCAATGATTGATGATGCTTTGAGAGCGTTGTAAGCCTTAATCAAAGTATTGATAAGCGCAATTGTAGCTGTTACACCTGCTGCAATTTTATTGACAAGAAAAACTGTGCCAATGACAGCTGCAACAGCTATCAATTCATCTTTAAACCTTATGACTGTATCGATAACAGATCGGACTTTTTTGCCCCATTCAAGTGCTTTTGTTTCTGACTTTGTTAATTCGTCTGTTAATCCAGCTCTACCTGTTAATCCTGCCACGAATGATTCAATTGCGGGCACAACCTCAGCAATTAAGAAATCGGCTAATCGTTTTACTATTGGCAATAAAGCTGCACCTATTGCTTCTTTTGATTCATTGACCGCAATGCTAATTTGCTTAAATTTGAATGCAGCTGTTTCCGATTGATTTTTTATAAAGCCGTCAAATGTTTTATTAAGCAATTGCTGTGTTTTATCAAATGTCAATGTCTTTAGAGTTGCTGCATCAATACCAATTCCCAATTTGCTTAATGATGTGTTTGAACCTTCAAAGCTCTTTGCAACAGCATTTGTCACCGCTTCTAGCGGCTTACCAGTTGCAACTGAAATTTCTTGGCTTAATGTCAGCAATTCTTGCGACTTAGTCAAATCGCCTGTGGCGCGCAATAACCTAGACAAAGCCGGACGAATTACATCATCCGACGTAGCTGTGGCGATGCTTTGTGCCGTTACATACTTGTCAATACCTTTAATTTGCTCAGCTGTTGCATTTGTAGTGTTGCGAATAGTCTCTTCAAGTTTTTTTTGTCCGACTTCATCCTCTGCCGCGGCCTTAACCGATGCCACAGCAAATGCACCAATTGCAGCTCCTGCAGCTGCAAAAGCCAAAGCGGCTTTTTTGCCAAACGCTGTGAATTGATCGCCAATTGATTCGGTGTCTTTACTGGCTGTGTTGATGCCTTTTGTAAATTCAGCAACATCGGCTAATAAGGAAAGCTTGAGCGTTCTTGAACCTGCTGCGGCCATTTACCACACCTTCACAATCTGAGAAAATGCTTCTTGCCATTGAGCAATGATTTGAGGCTGCTCGGCTTTAAGTGTTGGGTAAATAAACCAGCCTTTTGATCCTCGGCCTTCTCGGCCAGACCAGATAGGAAATTGCTTGTATTTGTTTGATCCGAATTCATAGCCGCCCCAAAGCTGTTGAGTCGTGCCACCACCCGAAAGCTTTTGACTGACAAAACCAAATGACATCTCACCAATCTTTGATGATTTACTAACTCGGGAACCATCTGCAATGCGGATTGAAGCTCGGTCGCGGCCTGCGGCCTTTGCAATGATTTTGCCTTGTAAGTAAGTTGCAAGTCCATTGGAAACAGTTTTGGCTTTTGTAACAGCTTCATCATCCATGCCTTTGAACGCGCCAATGATTGATCTTAGTTCGGCTTTGTTAAAAGCAACCGCATCCTCAGCCATTTCGCTTCTCCAATATCTCGATCGCTGTAAGTAAATCTTCTGCCGTTCTAAACTCGCTCAGAGGTTGCCCACTAGCAATTGCAACTTCCCATAAAATCCGATTTATGCTTCCGGCGGCGTAACTTTTGGGTTTGCATCACCGACAATGATGTCAGCGACGGTTTCGCACCAAACTTCAAATGGCTTGGCTGGCTTGCCGGCCATTTCTCTTTTCATTGCGTGGTAAGCAAGAAACAACAGATCGGACACGCCCATTTTTTCCTGAGCTTGTCCAATCGTGTTGCCTGTTTTGTTTTCCCATTTTGCCCATTCTGCTGGATGTGCAATGTATGTCTCAGCATTGCCATCTATGTATTCGATTGTGATTGGTAGTTTCATGCTCCCGATTTCCTTTCGTTATGCCAATGTAGGTGTTGTTACACAGGTAAAAGTCATTGAAACTGTCTGTGCATCTGGTGCTGTGCCTCCAGCTGATGGAAAAATTGGCTGCACAGTAAAGTTGAAAGTGCTGCCTGATTCAGCTTCTAGGATGACAGCCAAAGGTGTGTTTGGATTTGTGTCAGCTGAATTCCAAAGCATTTCGCAAAGCGATGAGGCAACGCCCCAATCAGCAAGCATTTCCACGGCAAACGATCCTTGCGAATCGGTCGTGTAATACGCCTTGCCTTGTAAAGTTTGGTATGTATTGATTGTTGAATCAACAGTCAAGATTGCAGATGTTGCTTGTGCATCAAAAGTATCCCCATCGATGCTAAAGCTCACATTTCTGCCGGTGATGATAGTTGTGGGCATGATTTCTCCTATTGGTTGTAGTATGTGGATACTTGGAGATCGGCCGTGAGGTACTTACCGGCACCGACTTCCAAAGGTTGTGGTTGATTGACATTTCCGACTTCATAACCATTTGGCATTGCTGCAATGATTGAAATCATCAATGTTTCGAGATTGTCCAAAGCTGCGGCGTTGTTTGCGTAAGTGACAACACCAGTCACAGTCAGATTGACTTTTACTTTTGTTGTATTTTTACCAATTAAAACGCTTTCCAAATATGGTGCATCTGGAATCAAACATATGCTGGGAGAAGTCATTGTCTCTGGAATTCCGTTATAAACATTGGCAGCAATGGTTGAAAGTGCTGTTTTCAATGGCGTGCGGATTTGGGATTCAATCGTCATTGCGCCATCGTTTCAACATCCAAAAATGGCCCGAGTAATCCAATAACTCTGTTCGTCAAGCTGCGCCCGAGAATAAATGGCGCGGGCTGGAAATTATCTGACATGATCTGATTGCCCGGAGCTGTGATGCTCTGAAATATCTCAACGGCAACAACCAAGATTGCATTTTCAATTGGTGGGGTCGATGCGTACAGCTGCGCGGCTGACCCACCGGATAGTGTAGCCGTGGCGTTAGGAATGAACGGCAACGGATATGTTCGATCAGCCGCGATTGTTGCTGCGGTAAATGTATAAGGCTCAATCCGATCATCGGTGACTGTATAAGTCGCGCTGTAAGTTCCGGCCCCGGTAACAACAACAGATTGACCCGGC